GTATGTGAGTTAGTATAAATTCGGTTAAATCGGTCTACAAGTGCATTTGTTTCATATTCACCTGAAACTTGTATTTTATTGGTATCGAATACTTTTAATTGGTTATCTCCATCGTTTTGGATGATAACGTCTGTTGAAAATAATCGTCTTAATCTACTAAATAATCCTGTATCTGCCATGTTTTATTTTATAAAAGCCAAGAAATATCTTCTTGACCATTTGAGTAAGGGTTGTCTATTTTAAATGGGTTATTGTTATACTTATCAGCATAATTTGGCCCATTGGAATAACCTCCAGCATATGATGTACGAGAATTTCCTATACTATTCAACATACTTTTAGTCATTTCCATACTATTTGTTCTAAGTTTAAAAGCGGTTTCACGTAAATAACACCCAATAGAAAATGCCATAATCAAGTCGTCATTGTATCCTCCTTGAGCTTCTGCTCTACCGTTTCTCCATATAAATACTTTCATTTCCTCTAATAGGCGCACAGAATGGAAAACAACTGCTTTATCTATAATAGCTTCTTGAAATTTACCAATTGCTATTGGACGAGTTGTATTTGACATGGTAAAACCAGGTGTCATTTTACTGTGATCCATATAAGGATCAAAGAAATTATCTACATTGTTTGTTCCACCTTTTGGTGAATAATAAAAGTTTTGATAACCTCTATCTAAAATCGTTTGTACTGTTGACCATCCTACACTTTGATTTTCGACTGCAAGTAAAGCATTGTTATATTCCGTTGCAATGCTAGTTAACAAGTGTCCATAATCCTTTGTATTGATTTGACCCTTATATTCACCTACCTGAGTGAATGTTTCAACATCAAAGATGTGAAACCCTGAAAAATCCTTACCATCACCACGTGCTACATCAGCTACGATCAAATAGTTCCTAGAATAGTCGGCTGGTTCCCAAATCCATAGGTTTTGGTCAACTCCACGTTTTTCAAGAGGTTCTTTCACGTGAAATTGTTCGTAAAAAGTAATATCTTCTGGTGTAAATACAGTGTCACCAGATGTTGTAAAGTCACAGTCACATTCTTGTGCTGCCATTCGGATACCTAAATCAGCATCTTGTTGATCTCTCCATGATTGATCTCGTTCAGGATGTACTTGCCAAGGTAATCTAATAGGTAAAAAACTATTATCACCCATTTCTGCAGCAACCCATGTTTTATGGAACCAGTTACCTGTACCATAAGGTGTAGATAATGCAATACAACCTCCACCAGTAGCTAAGGTTTGTTGAGCTGAGGCCCATATCTCACCAATATTGTGAATGAAGGCAGCCTCATCTATAATCAACAAAGAAACGGCTTCTGATCGACCTGCATCACTTGAGGCACCTATTGCTTTGATTTGAGATCCATTTGGTAATCGAAGTGTTAATTTGTTTGCTTCGTCAGGTTTGTTTGCAAATTTAAGCCACGAAGGTAAACTTTCGTACATAAATCTAACTTTGGTAACCATGTTTTTAGCGGTTTCCTGTTTAGTTGCAATACATAATACGTTTTTATCTTCATGAAATAACATTAACCACAATGAGTAACCTGCGGATAATGTTGAAATACCTAACTGGCGGGATTTAAGTACTATTGAATATGGATTCTCTTGGAATAAAGTAAGTACTTTTTCTTGGAATGGATAAAGGTTAAATTGAATTCGTCCACGTTGTGGATGTTGGATGTAACAGTATTTTTTCATAAAATACGCTGGTGATTGGGCGCATTTTATATATTCCTCTCGGACTACCTGTTTTAAACTTTTTTCTTCCATTATTTAACTACTATAAAGGTAACAATAGTAAGTAAGGAAGCCACGAATCCTCCGCCTAACCACTTAAGTCCTGATTTAAGATTGGTGTTTTTACGGGTTAAATCATTAACGTCTTTTTCAAGTCCAGTGATTATTTTATCTTTTTTTTCAATCGTTTTTTCATAATCAGCTATCTGTTTTTGATGTGATTTTTCTTTTTCAGTATATAAAACGATGATACTATCTTGAGAATCAATTTTTTCGTTAAGTTGATAAACTAATTTATTTGCTATTTTAAGTTCAGCCATAGCCGAATCACCTCTAACTAAGTCAATAGCAATACGTCTTGCTTTATCGTATGAAAAACAAATTCTACTTGTATCTTTTTGAGAAAAAGTCGTTGAGTTCAGTAGGAGAAGAACTAGTAAGATCTTTAATTTTCTTATCATAATACAAACGTGTTTTAATTAATTCTTTTTCCGTAATTTTAATTTCATTATTTAATGAATCTATAACTTTAGTTTGTTTAATTATTTGATAGTTTAAAGTATCATTTAATTTTTTGTATTTGTTAATTTCAATTCTTAAGCTATCTATCTCCCTTTTTTCTTTGTCATATGTGTTTATTTGGGTAGGTTTAACTTTTACATAAATTAAAAATAACAACAATAGTAAAAGTATCCCACCTATAATTAGATGGGATAACTTTAATTGGAATGTTTTATCTTTTATCATCTTATAAACCTGCAACTGCTCTTAAAGCATCTACTTGAACAGCATTAAACTTATATTTTTCTTTAGCAGAGTTAATAATTTGAATAGCTAATTTTTTATCTTCAGCACTTAATTCACCTTTAGCTTTTTTAACTTTATTCATTAATCCTGTACGGATACGATCAAAGTTTTCATCTTTACTTGCTGGGGATGCTTGAGCTAATTCTTTTGCGGTTTTATCACCTTTAATTTCTGCAGATGAAGGACCTTCTTCACTAGGTGATGTAAATTCATCTTCATCTTTATAGTAGGTGTCTTCTACTTCTTCGTCTGAATATGATACATCATCAAATCCATCATTTCCTGGTGTGCGAGTAGCTGTTTTGGTTCCTGGTTTTCTGCCTCGTTGCCCTGTTGAAGGTGCTTTTTCTGGTTTATCTGGATTGGAAGGTCTTCCTTGGGGTTTATCTGTTACTTTTTTCTTGGTTACTCCAGTTACAGATTCACCTTTATCTAGGATACCATAATCAATTAAATAATTAATTAATGGGTTAACCTTTTGTTGAATAATGCCTAACTCATTAGCAATATCTCTTTGACGAATGGGTTTATTTTCTTTTTTATCTCTTTGGATAATATCTATTATTTTATAAAGTAATTTTTTTCCTTCTTTAGTTGAATCTTTAATTTCATCTTTTAATTTTGCTAATTTTTCTGGGTTAGAAAGAACAATATTATATGCCATTTCATCTAATTGTTCTTCTTCAAGTTCCTCTTCAGCTAATTTTTTATATTTAGATAAAATTTCAGGTTCAGGCATTCCTGAAACGTTGATTTGGGGTTCAAATCCTTTTTTTTCGTCTGCAGGATTTTTTAATCTATAAAAGGCTTCGTTAATTTCTTCACGTATAATTTCAAGTAAACGAGATTTTTTCATATTTAATTTTATTTATAAATATTAGAAACCTATTACTTGTTTCAATTTCTGTATTCTTTCCTCAGTACTACCCGATAATTCAGCATAGTTTTTAAATTTATTTTTATGTCTTATAATAAGTTGTTGTATTTCTTCATCTATTTTTTTTCTATATTCAGCATCTACGACACGTACTCCATTGTCTTCAAGTTCTACACCTTCAGGTGAAACATAAAATATGTAATCATATTCACGAAGTAAATGCGATACAGCATCGTTAAAATCATCTGCTACAAAGTATGCTATTGATTTAGCTAAACGTGTAAATGCCATAACATCAATTACAGTTCTATCTGTTATCATGTTATTTAACATAAGTTCACTTGCGCGTTCAGCCATAAACACTATTTGACCTTTTAATGTTGAATCCGTGTTTAACGGAATACCTAAATCACGTAAATACTTTGAACGTTCTGTTTTAAATTCATACCCAGCAAATTCAGGTAATTCTTTTAATGCGTTAACTAGTGTTGTTTTACCAACTGAAATTGTTCCACAAAATCCTATTTTCATAACTTTAATAAATTTTCTGCTACATAAATTGCTTGTGCACCTGATACTGTAATGCCTCTTGCACTTAAAGCATCACCTACGAAATGTACGTTAGAGTATTTTGTTAAACTAAGATCTTTATAGTTTACTAACGGTTCAGGTGACAAATATTTTACTTCAGGCATATAAATTCCCCAATCATCTTGTAATGTTGGGAATACTTTTTTCATGTCTTGGATAAAATCCATAACATATCTAAAATAACCTTCCATTACCGGCTCTACAACATGAGTAAGTGTATCTAAACTAATTTGAGTTGAAGTTACATTATTACCTTCTGATGTAGTTGATGGTTGGCGAGATGGGCTATAATATAAACCAGTACCATTTGATTGTAATTTACTTACTACATTACGTGACCAAGTAAATGGATCCTTAATACCATTAATCTCCATTAAAATACCAAAATTGGTCATATCATTTCGATAACGCTCATCTTTTTTAGCATGACCATTGTAACTATGATCTCCATATGTTTCTTCTACAGCAACATAAGCAGCATTATTATTTGTACAGAATGAACGTAATGAAACTCCTTTATCTTCAAATTTTTTATATAACTTAAAGTCATATGAAATATCAATTAATTTTTGAAAGTGTTCTTGTGGTGCTTCAAATCGAACTCCAATTTGTACTGATTTAGGTTCATCTGGAAGTTGATATTCGTTTGCTATTTCTTGGGCAAAATCAATACCTGATTTACCTACTGCAAAGATAAGTTCATCATACTCTACAGTTAAACCACTTATTGAATCTAATGTTTTATAAAATAAAGTACTATTATTAAAATTAATCCATTCTACTTTTCGTTCCCATACAAACTTAACTCCTTTAGATACTAAATAATCGTACCAATTTTTAGCAATTTCAGATAGATAATCTGTACCTACGTGCCATACAGGAAACAATCGCAAACCAAAATATGGTTTAATAAAATCAGGTTCTTCCTCTGGGTTTGAGCATTGTACTTCTTCTGGTTTAGGGTGGAAACGTTTAAAGTTGGTAATAACTTGATCCATTAATTCCATTGCTTTTTCTTCACCACAATATTTTGATAGTTGGCCTCCAATTGCTGTATGGTAAGTTAATTTACCATCGCTCCATCCTCCAGCACCTAAAAACCCAGTCATTACTTCTTCAGGTTTACGATTGTATGGATCTTTACCCATATCAATTATGGTAATTAATTTTCCAGGATATCCATTATCCACTAATTTTGTTGCAGCATTTACGCCTGCTACTCCAGCTCCTACAATTACTATTTGCTTATCCATTCTGGTTTATTGTTTAATTTTTTCCAATCTAATTGTTTTATCTTTACTTTATCGTTAATGTAAAAATTTTTATATGCTTCTATAGCATTCTCTAATTTAAATTCATCAGGCATACACTGAGGGGGATCCATAAATCCATTGTCAGGTAAATTTGGTTCATTGTCTCGAAGCCATTCGAGTACATCTTGAGTTTTATGTTTTTTACCATATCGTTTTTCAAATTCGTTACAAATTTCTAAACCATGTGCTACAAGCCATCTATAATGTTGTATAGATTCTCTTGTCCATTTTGTAGAAGGATGGTTTGTATGTGATTGTTTGTATGGTGCTGTTGAACCGTTTACCCAATGAGCAACACAACACATTTGAGCACATTCAATTTGCATCTTTCTAATATGATCATCTGCTAACTCCCTAGCAGCAATAATCGGATCTTCATTAATATAAAATATATTCATAACTTTTATTGCTTTAATATACAAAAAAAAGTGACCCAATCCAAAGATTGGGCCACAGCTCCTAAAATTTTTTTAATCAACAGGCTATGAATCTGTCTGTATGCTTATTTTGTGAAGGCTCTTTATTCATTTAATAATCTTCATCTTCATCATCTATTATATCAAAATATTTTATATTTACAGTAATCATATCTATTCTACTACCTAGTTCCAAGTCACCAACTTTATCATATATTTCATCAGCGTCTTGTTCAAGTTTAAAAGGAATATCTAATTCTATTAAACCATATATGAAAGGTCTATATCTATCTTCTTCTTCTACTTCTTCATTAAAACGAAATAATACATTATCTCCTTTAATTTCTCCCTCATAATCAAACCCTTCAAAATCAGGAATGTATATACCTAATCCTTCATCTTGAGCTTCTATTTTATTTATATTTTTTGGGGTATTTTTTTCTCTTTCAAAAGAATCTAAAAAATACTTTTCTTTATTTTATACCTTTTTTATCTATTTTATCTAGTATTTTGTCTAAATTATAATTTTCATTTAATTTAGCTTTATATTGGTCTTCAGTAATGATACCAGCCAACATTTGCATACGAAGTTGTTCTTGTGTCATTTTATTTTATTATAAATATACAAAAAAAAGTGACCCAATCCAAAGATTGGGCCACAGCTCCTAAAATTTTTTAATCGACAGGCTATGAATCTGTCTGTATGTTATCCTATTTTGGTTACTCTTACTAAATTTTTCATTCTATTTTCAATACCAGAATATCTAGGTTGATTTGAATAATAAAATCTTCTAGCTTCATCATAACTTGCAAATTCTTTCCCGTCAGGAAAATCTAAAGTGTACGTTTTGACAGCATCTAAAGGTAACATAGGTT